ACCACCTTTACCACCACCCAAAAGAGGTCTGTTTTGTGATCCTGATAACAAACCACCACCAATAGGATCCTGTGGTCCTGTTACATCTAACCTACCCTTACCTAACCCTCTATAAGTAGTATCTCTCTTATTATTAAATAAACCAGCAAATTTCTTCTGGAAGTTATTCCATAATTTCTCTCCTTCCGTCTGAATCTTTTTCTCAAGCTTCTTCTGCAGCCAATTGGCCAAAGGACTTTCGCCTCTTACTGGGTCATAGGATAGAAAACCGTGTGCCATTACTGTTTTGCTGCTTTTTCTTGTTCTTGTTTAACCTGTTCTAGGTATTGCATGAGAAGACTAGTATAAACTTGTCTCTCCCATGGCATCATATTCTCAATTTCACTCAAATTGTATTTATGGTGCTGCATCAAGGCAAAATTTGTTTTATAGTACCCTTCCATTGTCATGTGGAAGAGTGCTATCCGAAAAAATTGGTTAAACCCTGTATTTGAAACTTATTATCAACACCTGTTTCTGGATTTTTAATAACAAATTCATGTTTCAGAACAGGAGAATCATCAAAGAATTTTCGTACATTCTCAAATTGCTTATTTGTCAATCCATCTAAGAATTGAACAAATTCTTTCTTAGAAGTAGTAGATGAGTCATATACCTCTTCACCATCATATATCTGATCAATACAAGATGCCATAATAGAGATTATATCGTCATTTGTCTGTTCTTTGCCAATAACCGAAACTTTAACAAATGCGTCAAATGATGGATATTTCATTATAATACCCATAGTGTCAGAAAGCATAATTTTGTTAGTATGCCCTTCTGGCTTGGTTACCTTAACATCGGTCAAATCAAGATTATACTTAACTTGAGTTTTTCCGTCATCTTCACATGTTAAGATCATTTCCACAACTTCGCCAACTGACACAGCACGAATATTGAGGAAAATGTACTCTAAGTCGAATATTGCTAAATCTTCAAGTTTTATACGAGATTGAATACAATTCTTTAATAGTATTCTAGTAGCATCTTCAATCTGCTTATCATCCTTAGATTCAAGTGCTAACAGTAGTAATTTTTCTTCTTTTACGACAAATGGTCTATATTTAAGTTTCTTGCCATTTGACGGAATTTCCAACTCATAAGTTGGTAGTGCAACCTTTGGTAACGCCATAATCTCTAGATCAGTTCATATTTATATTTAGCTCGACTTTTTTGAGCAAAAATATGCTGAGTATTTTTTTCGGGTTTTGTGGAATTGAAAAGTTGAATTTGCTGACTATATACCCATTTTCATACCCATAGTGGTAATGTCGTTCTTTATCGTGTAGTGTCTCATATAGGAAAACTGTGCTGTTACCTGAACAAGCTGACTTGAGCCGAACTGTAAGGGTACAGCATCGATAGCATATGGATATCCTTTCTCTATAACATATGTTATGGGTGCTCTTTCTATAGGTGAATTACCACCACTCTCAGTCTTACTAATCAATATAGTAGATGCATACTCATCACGATATTTTAATCTAACTGTTCTATTCTCTGGTCTAAGTGAACTTGTAGACAATGACTGTATCTCTCTCAATGTCTTTCTATTCACATTTGATCCTTCCTCATTAAAAATAAAATCTAACCAATCTTGTAGAAATTTCAATGAACTCATATTTGCATCACATAAGAATCCTAGTTGAAACTCTGTAAATATTCTACTATGTGGATACTTAACCTGACCACTACCAACGTAAGATCCATTAATCTCACCTTGAGCTGTGTTTGTGTTCGGTAATTGTGCTTCATTACAGAACATCTCAAAGTAATCCGCACCTGTACCTGGTGGTTCAACTGGTGGGTTATTAAACTTCACAACAAAATTATTACTGAACGACATTCCACCGTTCGCTGACATTGTTGTTAACAGACGATCTATCGACACACTAAATACCTATGTTGGTCAATTTATATTTATGGCATATTCTGGGATCTATAAACCCATAAATCCTAAGAAGTACCGTGGCAATCCAACTAGAGTTATCTATAGATCACTATGGGAACGTAAGTTCATGGTGTTTTGTGATAAAAATGAATCAATATTGGAGTGGGGGAGCGAAGAAGTAATCATACCATACCGTGCTCCCGATGGTAAAGTGAGACGATACTATCCAGACTTTTACATTAAGGTTCGTGAAAAAACTGGAGGTGTTGCCAAATATATTATCGAAATTAAACCCAAAAAACAAACTAAACCACCGAATGACAAAAATAAAAGAACTGCCTCATATAGAAATGCTGCTTTAACATACGCAAAAAATAAGACTAAGTGGTCAGCGGCACGTGAGTATTGTGAAGACAGGCAGATGAACTTCTTAATACTAACCGAAGATCACCTAGGAGTATGACAAATGGCAACTGGATTTGGCGCAGTTCAGCGCACCTCTGTAAACACACAAACAGGATATAAAACACTGTTTGAGAGAGTAAACGAACAAACAAAAGGAGAGAAGAAATCACTCACCTGGTATAGATCTGCTGTAAAAGCAGAAGCTAGTAGATACAACAAGAATTTTAAAAAATACATACAAGACGAGAGAGCAGACAGTGCAGGTGTTGCTGCAGAACAAGATGCAAATGAGTTGAGAAAAACTACTGCTGTAGGACACCTGTATATGTTTGAGTATAAGGCAAAGATGAGATGGTTGCCTTACTATGATAGATTCCCTTTAGTCTATGTGATTAAGTCTGTTAACAAGAATGAATTCTGGGGTGCAAACTTACATTATCTCTCTCCAAAGAAGAGATTACTTGCAACAAAGAAACTAATGCAAGGTAGAATTGACTTACCTAAGAAGTGTTTCCATAAATATCTAACAGCACACGTAGAAGGTCTATATCTTGATCTTGCTGCTGCTGAATGGGACACTGCCATTCTTCTACCAACAGCAGACTTTGTAAAAGACCACAACAGAACGATGTTCCCTATCAAACAAGAAATGGTATGGGAAGATACAGATGAAGTTTTCTACGATAAAATCAAAGGTTCCCGAAGAATCATGGGCTATGGGACTAAACAATCCACGGAGATGGCACGGTAAATGAAGCACAACAAGTTGGATGGAAAACCATTATCATTAGGAACTAAACCTGGACAAACTGTTCAGACCTCTAAGTTTAGTGACCGAAATGGTAGTTCCGCATTAGGTGTTGCTCAGAAAGATACTTTCTGGAAGTGGGATGGTAAAGCTTGGAATGAAATTGAGAAAACAGAATTTTTAGATAGTAAAGGTGGATCAACAGCATTTGCACAGTTAGCAGAACCTACACTATCAAGTGCCACTGGTGCAAAACGTTACCCAAGAGATATAGCACAAGCACCTAATGCTGACTATGTTATGTTTGAAATGTATCAGTACCGTCCTCCATACCAAAATATAAACAAGGGTGATACTAAAGATAAGAGTAACCAAGCTGCAGTATATAATGAGAGTGTAACCAGAGCAGATTTTTACGAGAAAACAACTGAAGATCCTGTCATTCTATACATGCCAGAAGATATCTCCACTGGATACAAAGCAAACTGGAGTGGTAAATCATTCAGTAACATTGGTAGAGATGTACTATCTACAGCAGGGTCTGGTGATTTTGGTCAAGTAATGCAGAATAGTCTCAACACTGTTGGTGATGCATTCTCTCAAGCAATTCCAAACACAGGAAATAAAATAGTTAGAGAAGTTATATCAAAGATTACAGGAGAAGGTTTGACTCAGAATGATGTCTTTGGTACAACTCGTGGTGTTATTCTTAACCCTAACGTTGAACTACTATTCAGTGGAACTGATCTAAGAAACTTTCAGTTAAATTACAAGTTGATACCAAGAAATAATAATGAAGCAGAAGATATTAAAGAAATATTAAAGATATTTAAACGTTCAATGCTACCTAGATTTTCTGATGGTAAAGAATTTAAGACAGTAAAAGGAAAAAACATTGCAAACAACTTCATTAAAGTACCTAACGTTTGTAAAGTATCATTCATGCGTGGTGGTGGATTAAATAGAGATGTACCACAATATAAAATGTGTGCTGTTACTCAGGTTGATATAAACTTCACACCTGATGGAACCTATGCTACATATGATGATGGTACTATGGTAGCATATCAACTAGGATTAAACTTCCAAGAAACCAAACTCATATTCGCAGAAGAGGTAGACAACTACTGATGTACTTTTCACTAATTCCAAACATCGAATACGATGAGAAACCAATCAGTTATCCTTTCTCTGAATCTGATTTTGTAACTGCAAAGAATTTCTTTCGTAGATATAGAATCAATGAAGATGTATTCTCCTATGCAGTGTTCTTTAATCAGTATGCTATTAAAGATGGTGAACGTCCTGATATAGTTGCAGACAAAGTATATGGTAATGCATTTTATGATTGGGTTATATTACTAACAAATAATATGGTCAACTCTACTTACGATTGGCCAATGACAAATGGAGAACTTAATAAAGTATTAGAGTCAGAGTTTGATAATCCATTGGGAACCATCATGTACTATGAAACATATGATGTTGGTCAATACACTGCTGGTATACATGTGGATGAGACTTTCTATAATAGAACCCATAAGTTAAATATAGATGGTACTATGACAATAAAAAATGGCAACGAGGTTTGCCGCCCCGTTACCATTGCTGAACATTATACTATAGAGAATGAGAAGAAGAGAGAAATCTTCATTCTCAAACCTGCATACTTTAAACAGTTTGTAGATGATTTCAGAAAGCAAAACTTCTACAAGCAAGACGACAATTACATTAGTAATAAATTAAAGAAATCTGGTTGACTTTTTCGGGCAAAAATTTGCCCGAATTTTTTTTGCAGTTTTATGGAATTGACTTATTGATTTTGACCTAATAGTCATCATCATTAGTATTTCTTTCTACCCACTCAGCATTGTTTCTACAGTATGCATCAGCATCTACCTCCATTCTCCAGTGGGTGAGGGTGTGAAGAGTCTGTATCATTACTACCATAAACATAAGCATCACTGGTCCTATCCATAGTGGATGCATTAATATATCTTCTGTCTTTTTCATATAATATAAAAACCCCCCACATATGTGGAGGGTATTGTTTTATACTTGTGTTTCAAGTATAGCATCGACAATGATCTTTTTCAACTGTTTACTCTTTTTTCTACCGAGACCAGCAGAGGTATCAATCTTAACTTTAACCCAATAAAGACCGATCAATACCAGAGTGAATGGAATGGCATCTCCCCATGAGATTTCATTCCATGCTTGTACTAGATTCATACTATTCTTCTGCTAAACTAGCGAAGTATGATAGTGCATCATC